CCTGCTCCATCTTGTTTATCTCATTTAAATAAAGCATCGCGTGAATAACTTCCGCAACCTTTTCTTCGTGAATATCACAAAACATCCCAATCGTTCTCAAGTCGGGCTCGGACCGACCCTCCAGGGTGCCGGCATCTACTAGTAAGATTTTTTGCTCTTCCTGCTCGGAAGATGTGATTTTGTCTAAGAGTTTTTTAATCATTTTTGTCCTGTTTTAAAAGCTGTAGCACAAATTGTTTGTTGTCGTCCAGATACTTCATTCCTGAACTCCAACTATCAAAGTCTATGATCGGATTATAAAACTTGGGATGCAGATCGAGCATCTCCTTTATTGCCTTATCTTTATATGAGGCGATCTCCACATTGAAAGAGTGCCTTACATCTTTAACGTCTTTGTCGCTTTGATTGTTTTCTTTCATTTGACGCAAGCGAGCGGTATGAGAATGATAAAAGTTTTCCATAGATTTGGCCAACACAGCTAGACTAATTAGTTGCGAAACACGTATTAGGCCAATGCTAATCCTAACTGAACGTAAGAAATAAAATGTTTTATGGGTTAAGTACCCGAACGTAAAAACCAATAAATATAGCCACCATGGCCCCATACTTCACCTCAAAAATTAACCACTGAGATCTCAGTGGTTAATAATATCATAAGTTTATGTCTCTGTCAAGTTATTTTGTTAGTCTCTTCATGATGCGCTCAGCTAGCTGATCGACCATCTGCTCTCTACGGCTCTCGGTCTGCAAACGACTGGCTACGCGCTTCGCGACCTCATTAACTACCTCTTCCATCTCAAATCGACCGCCGCGCACACCCATGGGGCCGCCGGGCTTTTCATATCCGTGGCCTCTACTTCGTCGCCTTCGGGAGCGCTCTAGCTCCTCTTCTTCTGCTGGGTCATAGGGAGTGCCGGGCTCCATCTCCGACTCGTACTCTTCTTCTTCAGGCTCTCCAAACCCAAGGGGCTCGTCGCCAAGGGGAGACTTGCGAAGGCTTCTAGGATCGCGACGGCCTTTCGAGCCGAAACCATAGTGAACTTCGTCAAGGTCTTCCTTCTCTTCTTTTTCGTATGGCTTGCCAAAGCCTTTCTCACCCTTACCCTTGGATTTTTTCTCTTCCTTTTCTGCTTGCTCGCGCTTCTTGCGCTTAGCTGCCATATCTTGGGCGCGGCGCTCCATCATAGGCTCTTCCTCTTCTTCGCCACCTTCTACGCCACCAAGCTCCATCTCCATCTCTTCTTCTTCGCCACCTTCTACGCCCATCTCTTCTTCTTCTTCGCCGGGCTCTTCGCTGACCTCGACCTCTTCGCCTGTAACTTCCGAAATGGCGCGCTCAAGGGCGCTCATAAAGTCATCCATGGAGACCATTTCTCCACCGCCTTCCTCTTCGGCGCCCAGATCCATCTCTTCTTCGCCGCCAAGATCTTCCTCTTCGTCGCCTCCGAGATCCATCTCTTCTTCTTCATCGCGCGCGCCGGGCATGCCGTATTCGCTAAGACGATCCCGACTGATGGGTCGCAAGTTAGCGAGCTTCATAAATTGGCGGATCTCGCCTTCTGTTAATAGTTTCTTACGAGCCATTGTAAAATCTCCTTGTTTCATGACACAAACTCAAAAATAAATAGTAATAACTTTTGGTAATGGCATCAAAAACGAAAACAACCTATCAAATTTAATGACTTAAGTTTTCTTAGGGCTTTAGTTTCGATTTGTTTTATCCTCGCAAAAGATAAATGTTCTCTTTCTGCAACCTCTCGGAGAGTCATGGGACCGTGCTCATAAACTGAAACTAGAGTACAATTATATTCCTCTGGAAAGTCTTGCCATAAGCGACACTCTTTCTCTACGCAGCTTTTCTTTTTGTTTATACATTTGCGAGAACATTCGCGTAATCCGTCAATCTTCATATTTCTGGACGCTCCTCTTCGATGAGATCAAATATGTTCTCTATTTCCCCATCATTCAATCCAAAATCTTTCATCATCTGCTTTCCTTCGTCTCTCAACTTCTTTGATTTTGCTCTCTTTTGTTTGCCTTGCGGCTTTATTTCATCAATATAGCTTTGTATTCGTTCATCGCCATCAAGGTATCCGGCAATTATTGCTCGGAAGAACTTTGATTGAGTCACCCCGTCGTGTCGTAACTTTAAAATAAGTTTAGCGTGCTGGTGGGTATTCTCTACGAACGCAACCTTCTTATCCAAGTGCGGATTGGCTACGTCACCAGACACTACCAGCTCCTCGTATTGATATGCGTGCGACTTTCTGAAAGACCTGATGTGGTCTGACAGACAAAGTGCGCGGAGGCGTGGAGCTGTGTTAAATTTCTGGCTCCGCTATATGAAAACCCAGAACGGATCCCCTTTTCTAGATCCTCAAGAATCATTTCTGCGGGCCCTCGATGGGGCACTCGACTAACAACGCCTTCAAAAGATGAATATTTTCCGCGCCACTCTATTTGTGCCTCCTTGGAGGCCATTCCTCGATAGGTTTTCCATCGATCGCCTTTGGCGTCCATATATATTTCTCCAGGAGCCTCGGTTGTTCCTGCGAGCAAGGAGCCAATCATTACAGCGTCTGCTCCTGCCGCAAGAGCCTTCACCATGTCGCCGGAATTTTTAATACCGCCATCGGCTACAATTTTAACGTCTCTATCGGTTTTAGCACACTCAATTATAGTTTGTAGGCCTGGGAGACCATGGCCTGTTTGCACGCGCGTGGAACAAATGGATCCTCCTCCAATGTTACAGCGAACACTATCGGCGCCCCAATCTGCGAGGTCGTTGATGCCCTCAAGCGTTGCAACGTTACCGGCCATTAGATGATAATCGTCACCAAATAGCTTTCTGAGTTTGTGCAGCGCCTCCTTCATCATAATGTGGTGTCCGTGAGCAACGTCAACGCACAAGAAATCGGCGCCGCAGTCTGCAAGTGCACTAGCGCGCTCAAGATAGTCGCCAGAGATGCCGATAGCAGCGCCAATAAGGCGAGGGGAGTTAACCTTGTTGATCTCGCTCGCCTGCTCTTGAATGGTATTGTACCGATGAATAATTGCGCTAGCGCCAACATTTCCCATCGCATTTCCCATTGCACCCTCGGAAATAGTATCCATTGGAGATGCAAAGATAGGCAATTGAAGTATAACGCCCTTTCCTAAATCAGTCGATATGTCAATCTCCGCGCGTGAACGAATGTCAGAATACTGTGGAACGAGTAACACATCATCGTAAGAATATGTTTTATTCATCTACTCATCCTATCTATAAAATTCTTGATATATTCAAAAGTATACCACGTTGTTTCATCGGGCTCTTGGGGATCCGGAAGATTAAGCATCTTTTTGTTTGCACCCGTCTTAATCAAATAGATGCTCGGAGTTCCATTGACCGGGAGAAGTTTATCAAGCTCATCGTGATCATCAACATTAAATGCGAAAAAATAAATATCGTCATAATGGTTTGAAATTTGCTCATACTGATCTTTTAAAGCATGACAAAGGTGGCACTCGTTTGAATAAAACTTAACCACGCAGGTTGCTTCCTCCTCGATATCGCCCTTCACTAGGCGCTCCAAAGCGGGGCCTGATATTCTTTCAACTGACATTTTCTTTCTCCTTTTTGTATTGTTGAATAACTTTTTGTGCTGTGTTCCAACATTCGGGACAATATAGCCGAACGGTGTCCTCATCTCTTACGACAACGTTCCAAGTGCGGGCCATTTCCTTGCTCTTCTTATCAAACGGCTTCAAGCAAGCCAAGCACTCGTCAGGCAACTTATCGAACTGGAAAATTTTTTCGGCAAGTTTTTGCGAGTTTTCCTTCCCCACTTTCTTTTGCATCTCGCGGCGCTGCTTTCTATTCATGTTATCTCCTGCACGGTCTTATAAAGCCGAGAGAGAGATGCGGAGGCCATCCTAAAGGTGTTGCCGCGGTTCTTGCCAGTTCTGCACCTCGTCTCAAACCAGATCTTCCTATCTTTTAAGGCATTACAAAACCCCAGGAAGCTAAATCCTTCGCACACCACAAAACTTTTTATCTTGATACGATTATTTTCTCCATCCTTCTGGACGTTACATAAGATAAGGTTTTTTAGCTTAGCATTGTAAGCGTCACGAATGGTGTTTAGCGGTAACTCATTAGAGTGCTGCTCGCCATTATCCACGTGGGTGTATATGAGTTGAACACTATTCTCTGAGAGGAGCAGTTTCGTCTTCCATTTGTATTTTTTGGTATCAGAATCGCGATCGTAATAAAACTTCTGGTATGCCTCTGTTTTGCCGTCCTCTCTCACCTTTCCAAACCTCAGAAGGCTGTCGGGCTCTATATAACACCCACTTGTACATAAGCTAACTTGACCAGTTGAAACTTTCAATTCATAGCCATGATAATCGGGCTTTACACACCTGTCTCCGCGAATACCAGTTAGACGCTCTTGAATGATGTGGCCAATGTCAACATCTTTTAATGTATCATGGTAAGGATTGGGAATCCAGCGGCCCTGGTGATTTTTATTAAAAATCTCTAGGCTCTTGTAGACTTCGCTGCGATTCATCGATTCATTGTCCCAAATATCTGTTGAGAGCCGCTGCTAAACACGACGATAGCTGACGGAAAGGGTGCACTATTTACACTGTCTCCAAATTTTAGCCGGCCCTTGAGGAAATATACCTCTGAGGCCTTCATCACATAATTGTGCCAATACTTGGTATCAGTTCTCGCTGGGATTAGCATTACCACCTTAGAGGCTCCATCTTTAGCAGTATTATATCCCTTTTCAATCCACTTGTCAATGCCTCTTCCATATGGAGGGTTAACGAATGTGGTGTGGCCTGTCCAGTCCTTAGATAAACCGTCTTCTGCTTCCGTATAAAAATTAGGGCACTTTGTGTTATGTGGTGTTGCGCACGGATCCAAATCAAATGGTCCGAAGCGCCAGTTAAGTTTATCAAAGAACTCTTGAGGGGTTGCCCACTCGCCGGTTTTTGAACTAAACATTGTCTTCTGTGTGTTTTTATCCATTTTGTAGTTTCTCCTTTTTTCTTTGTTCAACAAATTTAATAAACTCATCACGCTTCATTACATGAAGCCTCTTTGCGGCTACACAAAAAGTTTCTGGATGCTTGTTCAGCTTGTCGGCAGTTCTTTTATAAAACTTTACCAATTGGGCGCCACGCGGACGTTCCCAATGGATCCCAGAACATACCAAAACATAGTCATCGCACTCAATTGTCTCAGCCGCATTATGAAGTTCTGTGCATCCTTTCTGGTCTGCGGTACCGGGCACTTCCTGATACTTGAACTCCGCGCAGATA